TGGAGCAGGAGGAAAAGGAGTTGTTATTTTAAGTATGCCCCTTGCAAGTTTTTCAGGAACAACAACAGGAAGTCCAACAGAATCTACATCAGGTGCTAATAAAATATTAGTATTTAATGGTTCAGGAAGTTATACCGCATAAAAATATATGGCATCATTCGCAAAATTAAATAATAATATAGTTGAAAGAGTGGAGTCTGTAGTTAATGAAGTATTAAAAGATTCAAACGGTGTAGAACAAGAAGCTATTGGTGTTCAGTTTTTAAGAACACTTTACAATGAACCAAATGCTATTTGGAAACAAACTTCTTATAATACAAATGGTGGAATTCATTCTTTAGGGGGAAATCCATTTAGAAAAAATTTTGCAGGAGTAGGATATACTTATAATGAACAAAGAGATGCTTTTATTGCACCAAAACCAAATTATTCAAGTTGGATATTAAATGAAAATACTTGTCAATGGGAAGCTCCTATAGCTTATCCAAATGATGGACAAAGACATACTTGGAACGAATCTACTTTATCTTGGGATCTAGTAACTAAATAATTTTTTTATAAAACCTTTAAAACTTTTTTCTTCGTAATATTTAATACATTCTGCTATCGTTTGCTGTCTTATATACTCGTCTCTAATTTCTCGTGACGAGGGCCTTGGTAATTCACTCTCCCAACGATCTATAATAAAATCACCAGCTGAAGTTAAATCGTAGCTAGCGCCGGGGGCCAAAGACTTCATTACCGTATTAATGCCCCAAGAAAAGCCATTCTCGTTCGTATAAGCTTTAATAGTTTCTTTTATAGATAATTTTTTCATTTAAATTGAGGCCCTGTAATCCAAGCAACGAGCGAATAACGCTCGCCTTTAGTAACGGGTTTTACTTCATGTAGCGTGTAGCTAGGGAACAAAATTAATTTTCCCTGTTCTTTAGGAATAAGAATAGGTTCTTCTCCATTATAAAGTGCAAGATCTCCTCCTTCATAAGACTTAGAATCTGATAATTGAATAGATATTGATAATTTTCTTATTAAATTATTATACCCTTTGTCAACGTGTTTTTTATATTTTCCACCTGGTGCTTGATAATGAGTAAATTGAAAACCTTCTATTAGTCCATAAAGATCAAAGTTAAAAAATCTTTCATTTAAATTTAAAACAATGTCTGTTATTTTTCTATAAGCCCATTCTAAATCATCAGAAGGATAGAGCCATGATATTTTACTATCACGGTAGTTTTTTACTTTACCTAGGGTACTTCCTTTTATAAGTCCTTTTTTATTACCTATTTCTATAATTTTTTTACATTCTTCAACAGAAAAAGCTTCATTCCAAAATGCCCATGCTTCTAAAGTATCTGCTTTAAATGGCCAAGAAGTAGATTTAAATTTTGATTCTTTAACTTTCTTATTTTTCATTATTAAAAATTAATATAATATTTATAAACTATTGTAAATAGTTACGTTTTTAAATTTATATTAATAATTCCCAATTTATGACAGATTCATTCCAACGATACATATTACCATCTTGTGGTTTAGTAATTGGTGCTTCCCAATTACAAGTATCTTCATTTAATACCCAACTATTATAAGGCTTTATAGGAATAAAAGCATCTCTTTGAGAATCGTAAGTATAATTTATTCCAGCATGATTTTTTCTAAAAGGAGTTCCTCCTAATGTATGTATTCCATTAATGGTATTATAAGATGTTTGTTTCCAATTAGTATCTTGACCATATAATGATTTTAAAAATTGTATTCCTTTTTCTTCAGATTCAATACCATTATCTAATAATTCATTATTATGAACAGATATTACTTGTTCTACCTTATTATTAGAATTTATTTTTGCAAAAGAAGCCATTATGCTGTGTAACTCCCTGATCCTGTAAATGTTAATATTTTATTACTACCTGATGTTGATTCTGTAGGTGAGCCTGTTGTAATTCCTGAAAAACTAGCTATTGGTATACTTAATATAACAACTCCTTTACCACCACTACCGGCTGTTCCTTTTTGTCCAGAACCTCCACCTCCACCACCTAAATTAACTGTACCTGGAGTTCCATTCATTGAAGGAATGGGTGAGTCATCATTATTAGAGCCAGTTCCTCCTGGTCCTCCTCCGCCAGTTCCTCCTGATGTTGAAGAACCACTTCCGCCTGCTCCTCCACCACCACCTGCGTAAGTTACTGAAGATCCTGTTATTGAAGAAGCTGTTCCATTTCCACCTACTCCTGGCGAGGAAGGAGTTCCTGTTACGCCATCAGCACCATTTTGACTTGCTCCACCTCCACCTCCACCTGATAATCCACTATATGGTGGGCTAGTTGCACCACCTGCAGCTCCTCCACTACCGCCAGAATTGCCCTGACTTGGAGATGTGTTTGGAGTATTACCGGCTCCGCCTGGAGAAGCTGGATAAGTAGTTGGAGGTCCAACAAATCCTGATCCACCACCTCCACCTGAACCTCCTGACCCTCCTGATGAAGCAGTTCCTTCACCTTTTCCACCGCCCGCTGATGTTATAGTTGTTAATCCTGTTGCCGAAATTTCTGAACTATTACCATTATTTATAGCAGCTCCACCATCTCCAACCGTTACTGTAATTACTTTTGTTTCTGATATTGTTTGAGTTGATGTTCTATATCCACCTGCCCCACCTCCACCTCCTGAACCCTGTCCACCTCCACCAGCTCCAGCTATTACTAAAAATTGAATATCAAATGGATATGAAATACCTCCACCCGAAGTTAAACCAAATCCTTTTGCCGAACCGGCGCCACGAGAGGAAAGATATTGGATTAAACTTTAGTTTAATTCAATAAATATTCTATTAATGCTATACTAGTTTTATGAATATAAAATTTGTTAAACAATATCTCTCAAACATTAAATGGGATTTAGATAATTCCCAATGGCAAGTTTCAGGTATTATAGATCGTATTTCTAATGAATATCTAAAATTTGATATAAGATTTTTAAATGATTTTAATGATAAAAAAGGAAAACTTATAAATTCACAAAGTAAAGCCGATAAAGTCTTATTTGAAGACGATATAAATTGGATATTAGTAGATACTCAAGAATTGATTAAACATATGAAAGCATATAGTTTAAAAGAAGTAAAATTAGAAGAATTGATTAAAAGCATAGAATGGAATATAATACTGCCAAAAAAGTAGTGCATTTACTAATATAATCTATATAAAGGAAGGCTTATGCCTTTACAGAAGATACAATTTAAGCCAGGATTTAATAAACAACAAACTGCAACCGGAGCCGAAGGGCAATGGATTGATGGTGATAATATAAGATTTCGTTATGGTGAACCACAAAAGATAGGTGGATTCCAGCAACTCGTTGCTGGTACCTTAGCAGGTCCCGCGCGCGACCAGCATACGTGGACGGCATTAGATGGTAAAAGATATGCAGCAATAGGAACTTCAAAATTACTAGTTATTTATTATGAAGGTTCTTTTTATGATATTACACCACTTGGAACAGCTCTAACATCTTGTACTTATACATCTACAACAGGTTCAGCGACAGTTACAATTAATAAAGCAGGTCATGGATTAGAAGTTGGAGATTATATTATATTTACATCTGTGACAACTCCAGGAGCACCTACAACAAGTTATACATCAGCAGATTTTACAACAAATGTTTTTGAAGTTAAAACAATTCCAACGTCTTCAACTTTTACAGTTACAATGCCATCAAATGAAACAGGAACCGGTGTTACTGCAGGTGGATCTTTAACTACAACTCCATACATTTTTATAGGTCCAACATTTCAAACTCCTGCATTCGGTTATGGTACAGGATACTTTGGTGGAACTATTCCAACATCAGCTGCAACTACATTAAATGGTGGAATAAATAATGTCGTTACAACTATTACAGTTGTTTCAACTTCAGCTTTTCCAGCGACTGGAAGAATAGATATTGGAACAGAATTAATTACTTATGCAAGTAAAAATGCAACTCAATTTTTAGGTTGTGTTAGAGGAGTAAATGGATCAACAGCAGCATCTCATTTAACAGGT